TTTTCAATATTGTTTCGCTCAATTAAAAATGAGCCTTCTTCTTTTTCATAACTTTCGTTAAATCCTTCAATAACTCTAGCCAACCAAAACGTATGCACATCTGGGCATATAAAGAACCTTATATATCCGTCACCATCTTGCAATGATAAGCTATGCTTTTTGTATAATTCTGTGATTTCTGTGTACTTTGCAAATTCAAATTCCATTTCTTTTAGTTTTTAAGTTCCCGACAAATATACAATTATATATTTATATAATCCAAATAAAAGTTAATCTTTTTTTAAATTATTTTGATTTTAAGCACGAATTAGCGTTTAAAACGAAGCTTCCAACCGATGCCAACAGATAGATTTGGCTGCTCTTCTAGTAGGTTAGTGCCTACATGATAAAGGTGGTCTTTTCTTGTTAAGATGTAGAGTTGAGGTGTAACGCCTAGTGTATTCTTACCACCACTTAACATTCCACCAATAAACCATTTGGCACGTTGTTTTTGGACGATATTGTTGTGGATGGTAGTATCACTATAATTAAAGGTGTATTCTAATTCTCGTCTTATTATTCTATTTTGTGTAATCCAGTCTTCAAAGTCAATAGTTAGTGAACTATCTGAATATGCTGATTTCTGAATGTTAGTGTCTAGGAACATTTGTATTATAGCTTGAGTATCTACAACTAAAATAGGAGTGGTATCAATATAAAGCGTGTCAATTAATATTTCGGGTAGTGCTGATAAATCTTGGTTAAATTCTTTGGTAGTATCTATTGGTATGTTTATGAGTGTATCACTTCCTTTTACTTCCTTTGGTGTTATTGTAGTGTCTGATGTCGTTACATACTTTGTTTGAGGTGGTGGTGTGCATTCTCTTTGAAGTACTAATAGAATGATTAAGCCTAGTATTATCGCAAAGTATATTAAACGCTCTTTCATGGTATGTGCAACTTTTGCATATTTTGTAAAATTAGTTTTTTTATTCAAACAAACATAACAAGGGTATTACAGTCATCCCTGTTTTAGCAAGCCTATTAGTTTTAGTCATCCCCCGATAGAAATACCTAAAAAGGTTTTGTTGAACTTCTATCTTTCGCTAGTAGGCTTTTCTTTATTCACCTAGTTTGCACCTAAAACCCCCTTTACTTTAATCAGCGTTCAACTACGCCATGACTTTTATGCTCGGTTGTACCCTTGACGACATTGCCGAGAATAGGGTTTATAAACTTATAAAGATTGAGCTTGTTTTCAGACGGCTAGCCTTTTAGCGGTCAATCTGTGGTAACCCCGCATTTATTTGTGGTAAAGATATAAAAAAAACCCCAAACCAAACAAATGGAATGAGGAATTTTTATAAAGGGATAGCCGCCCGAATGAATTACAAAGGTAGTGTTTTTTATAATATAGGCTTGAATAAAAATTCATCACATTTCTCCACGCTCTTAATATTAAATGATGGATATTCAGAACCACAAAAACTATTATCTACTTTCCTTTTAGCGTTGTAAGCGTTATTTGTCATTACTGGAATTATTACACTATCACCATTAGCGTATAACGGTTCACCATCTTTAACATACCATTGGTCAACTCCTGTAAATTCTATTTCTACTAAAAATATTTTTTTTGCCATGATTAATTTTTTAGGTTTAAAAGCCCCACCGATTAAAGTGAGGCTTTCCGTTCAATTGCCAAATACAAAGCGGCGAAACTTTGTAATAGGTTTCAAATATAGTAATTATTTAATAACTCCAAATAGACGGGCGAGGCTGACTAGAATTATTCTCAATCGTGTCTAAATGAATAAACCTACCAGAACCTTTCTGTTGTATTCCTATTCCCGTAAAGCCTAATTCTAAGGCTATCTTTAACACTTGGTAAGCGTTTCCCCTATCTACTGCTATATCTGCTGCCTTACCGCTTGTATGCGCTCCTGATACCGTTTTTTTAACTTCTATCGGGTGTGTCTTATCTCTATATCCCGAAGTAATACGCATAGACTTACCGTATCTATCCCTTAACTCTTGAAGCTTAGACATAAATTCGGGCTTCATTTCGTTTTCACCTGTATGCTTGCAGTCAAATTCTGACTTGCTAAAATTTGGGTAGTCGTTCCAGTTCATTGTGTGCAGTTATCAAATACGGTTTCTAATTTTTTAAATAAATCAGTACCACAATTTATTTCATACGTTGGGTAATTCGGCATTGTCACCAATTTATACCCCTCATACTTCTTTAAAAGGCTTTTAACTTCACTTGAAGTTAGTTCACCCTCAAACTCGATTGTCTTATTAATTGTGTCTACTGTATATTTCATCCTACAAAGATAATGTTTTTTAAAGGTATAAAATGAAAGTAAAAACCAACATTATGACCGTAAAGGTGTGTTAGTGTTGGGATTAACTAATTCTCACTCCAGAATTAAGCTAAATATCAGCATCTATTGAATTAAAAAAGTTAGGCTCAATATCCTTAATTTTCTGTAATATCTTTTCACATTCCTTGTTTATCTGTTCCTTTTCTTCTTTAGTGGTACTCTTGCAAATCTCTTGCTGTAATAAATGATTGTCATGGAGTAGTTTATCTATCCTACTCTTGACTGATTTATTGGTATGGTACTTAGTCAACTCCTCACCTTTTAGCTTAGATTTTACAGAGTGTGTAGACATCCAGTCATCCCAATATAAGTATCTTAAATTTGGTTGTCCTTTATCTTCCATTGCAAATAATCGGTAAATGATTTCATTGATATTTTATAAGTAATTCCGCATGACTTACATTTCATTCTCTTTTGTTGCGTTCCCATTGCTGTATAAAAATTACCATGAACTTTCACTTGATTAGAAGTACATTCTGGGCATTCCCACTTATCACCACCTGACAGTACAGAATAATGAGTACTTCTTTTAATATACGGGTTAAATTTATAAAACACTTCTTTAAGACTTGTAATATCACCATCTCCATAATACAAAAGATGGTCTAATGCTTCTTGACTTTTATTAAACTGCACATCGTACCATGTTTGCGCTCCGTTGCTATCTAATTTAGAAGTCAAACCGTAATACTTGCAGATTTCTTTAAGTGAATAAGACGGTAAATTAAGATATGACTTAGCGATTTTGTAAGTGTCAATACTCTTATAGCTTGGCAACATTTCTAAGCCATGAAACATAGCTCTAGAACGTACCCATTTTAAATCAAATCTATCTCCATTATGGTAAATGATTTCATCTGCCTTTTCCATTTCTTTGATAAGTACTTTTAACAGCTTCTTATCGCATTGCTTTTTAAGCCCCCAATCTACATTAAAAACTTCATCTGAACCTTCCCAACCCCAATGAGCTGAGATTATCTTTGTTCCCTCAACTATTTGATGTGCGCCTACATATTGCTTTCCCGTCCTCCATACCCAAGCTAAAGTCATTGATGTTTCGAGGTCGAAAAATAGACGTTTATGTATCATTTAGTCTTTTTAAAGAGGACGTTTATGTATCACTTTGGGTGTTCTATCAAAGATATGATTTCTTTTTAACCAAGTTTATCCTCTCTTGCTTTGTTGATTTTGTCGACAACAGCTTTCCATATATCTATTCCTGTAACTGCACTTATGCTTTACATTTATTATCCCTAACATCACTTCTCATTTCTGTTAAAGCTTTTGTATTATCTTTAATAACCTGACTAAATTTTTCTACATGCCTATTGTTGGCATCAGCCCATTCCTTTCTCTCGTCTCTATGTATTGTGGTCAATTTATTTAAATAATATAATAGGATTGCTATTACAATCCCACTCATTCCGTAATTTAATAAACCCTCTATTATTGCTTCCATTTTTTAGTAATATTTAATCTTCAAGTCTTGCAATTTCTTTTTTTGTTAGTAAACCTTCGTCACCTTTAGGAATAATCAAATAATAGTTTTCATTATCGTCATCACTCCAACCCCAATAATATTTGGTATTGACCATGTCACACCGTTGCTTTTCAGCCTCCTGCCTTGACCTTTCTACGGCTTCTTCTTTACTGTTAAATGGTAGTATCATATCAAATTAGTTAGAATGTCAACTATATTAGCGTCACTTAGAGAAGAGTTATAAATAACTGGCTTGTCAATCATTAAGCCGTCAAAGTGGTCTCGGTCGTCTTGACCTCCGTCCCTTGATCTACACCCGATAGTCATGTTAGATAAATTTGTACCTACGTTTCTTGCGCCCGTTGCTGTTGTTGTTATGGTATTATCTAATCCAGTATCTATAAATATCTTAACCTCGTTTCCTGTGAACTTAACCGCCCACTTATAAAGGGTGTTTACAGACAAGGTAGCTGTTGAAAACATCCTATCCGAGCCTGTAATGTAATTGTCTGAACATCCCACAAACAATTTAGAATTATCAATACCAATATTAAAAGGAATGTTTGCTGAACCTCCTCCTAAAACTCTTAATTCAACTGCGGTGTATTTAGCGTACCAATTTGCTGAAGTCCCCGCAACTGAATAAGGGTAAAACCATCCAAATATTGTAATATTATCATCTAAAGATTGAAAGTCAGTAGCTACTATTTCATTCTCAAATACAAACAAGTCTGTACCATTAGCCGCTAGGTATTCAATAGCGTTCTTAGTTTGGGTAATCATTGCACCCGCATTCACTATCTTGGGTTGCTTGCTTAGAACAGTCTGATAAGCTACATAATTGTTTTCTTGTGAATACGCCTTAGAAACAAAACCATCATTTGCACCTACGAAAGTAGTAAGAGTATCACCATCACTTGCACCTCCTGTTGAGTTTTCAGCTATCGAGGTTAACCCAATTTCATAACTGCTATCATAATTAAAATCGGCTTCCATATTAGCCCCTGCCTCTCGTATTCTGACTAATGGATTAGAGAAGTTTCCGTCTCTTAATTGGGTCGAAATTCCCATTAAAGGAGTATAGTCATTGAACCACAATCCATTAACGGTGATAGTTTTTTTAGTTATAACTGAAGCACTATCCGTACCATCATCACAATAGCCCCACAAGTCCATATCCCCTACATGGTGAACATGCCAGTTATAAGTGTCTCCTGCTTGATTAATGTAGTGATATAAACCACTTCCGTCTCCATGCTGAAGTATAAACGTGTAATTCGTTGGGGTTATATCTGAAGGTGTTAAAGTAATTGCTACAACATCCCCGTAATCTAAAGTGTCTACATCCGTGCTAATAGCTACGGAAGGATTAGAACCAAAAACACAAAGCCAAGCTATTAAGTCTACTTGTTGACCTGATGTTACATTTGACTGAACATCCGTATCAGCGAAGTCATAAATAGGTAAAATACACTCATTCTTTTCACTCGTAGAAAGTGTTTGTAATAACTTCTCACAAGCTGTTGGTGGTGTGTAAGTGGAACTATCGCAACAAGTAACCGTCCAATTAGCTACTATGCAATTATAGGTAGTGGATGATATGCTAAAATTAACCCTTTCAATATTATTCTGGTCAACTGTTAAGATGAACTGAAAATCACCAGCATAAGGATTAAATAAAGCCTCTGGATAATTAGAGATGTCAATGGTGAAAGAACCATCACCAGCAACAGTTACCTGATTATCATAACGCTTACCAAACTTATCATAACAGATAAGCCAATAAACAGTGGCAGGAGTTAACCCACCACTGATTATAATGTCGTTACAATCTGATTGCTCTATTTCATAACAAGTAGAACAATCTAATGTTATGTCCGTATCGCAGAATGACATCTACGCACACTGAACACATCTGTCAAAAACATCCGTTGGCATATCCAAAGGTAATACTGGGTCTTCTTGCGACCACTTTATAGAAATAGCCCACAACACTTTACTGTCAGGGTCATCTTCTACAGGGTTCATTGCTGAAACGCTAACCGTATTACTTGATTGGTGTAACTTTGTTTCTGTTCGATAGATAACCTCGAAATCTCTATGCTTTCTGATTGACTTCCAAAAATCACCATTCTGGGTGTAATTAGGGTCGAAACCTGAAAGAACATAATCATAACTATCTACTTCTTCTGATGTGTCTCCAAAACCCTCTGTAGTTACTTCCGAAACCGCAACTGAACCCCTAGTCTTAGGGATTACATAAATGTCTTCGTTGCAAATGGCATCATACCATTCTTGGGTATCGGTTATATCTGTGAAAGAGAATGTTTTTTTCTTTAATACTATTGACCTTACCCTTCCCAATTCCTTTGCAGGACATGGAGTACAAAGAGGTGCGGTTATAGTGTCTGGACACGATGGATAATATACTACGCTCATAATTTTTTAGTTTTTAACAAAGGCTATAACAGTCCTTTGAAATTTCCATACTTACCGTGTAATTAACCGAAAAGAAATCAATGTATGGAGGTATTTTAGTGTCTGGAATATTGTATTCCTCCGTGTAAACACCTACATAATCAGGCTCACCAACGGTTACTTTGGTAGCCTTAACATAATCAGAAACAAAGGTCGTTTCTGCGATTTGTGATGGAAAGCCAACCAAAAAGGCTTCCGTCAATGCAAATTTATCAATTTTTGTCTTTGTTCTGTCATTGATACACACTAATTTCATCGAATAATTTTGCGTGTAGTTTATGTCATCACCAAAGCCATCATTATTTTGTTCAGCAGGTGGTACACTTAAAACCCTGTGATACACCTGTATAGGGTAACTATCATTTATAACTACCTCTATCTTTTTATTGTTATTATCTACTAAGGTTGGTATCGTTTCATCACCCCTAGTAATTAATTCTGTTAACCCGTAGAATTTACCTCTTTGGAAACGCTCATCCTTCATTACTCCTGTTGTGGAGTTGGTCAAAGTCGAATTTATAATATCTACTATGGAACTAATGTCGCTCATAAAAATAGATTATATCGTGTGTTTGCCCGTTCATTTGATACTCGGCTATCTTCTTACCTGCAAAGAACTGTTTAACGCTTTCAGGGCTTTGTTTTATAGTGTAAAACCAATTAGTATATCTGATAGTTAAGTCAATCATTTCAACTGTTTTTTTACAAAGTCACTAACCTCCAAAGAAATCATTTTATCATCATCCTTACTCACGCCCCAAATTCTTTGTTTGTACTTTTCCTCCATTCCATTACTAATATCAACACCGTAGTCAGTAGCAAACCCAACAACCCAGCTATTCTTTTTTTCAGCAATTACTAAATCAGATTGTAAACGTCCTGTTAGCCTTAAATCTACTTTTGATGTCTGCCTACGTTGGTCGCTTCTAAATCCTTTATATCCTCCTGCATAGTAACGTGATTTTCTAGGATTACCATTTTTAAAAGGCTTAGAACTATTCTTTCCCCTTCCCTTTTTCTTAACTGGCATTTGGTCTAAACTCACATAGGTAGGAGTAGTTGAATATTCAGCACCTCCAATATTAGCTAAGTTCACATCCTTACCATCATTATGTATTCGCCTTTGATTGCTTGCTAGTAAATTAGTAGCTAACGTCCTAATTAACTTGTCAGTGTTCTCAACACTTTCAAGCTTTAAGTCAATCTTATTAACAACATCCGAAAGGTTACTTTTATAAGTTGGCATCCTTAAACATTATTGTGTCATTACATTCTATACAACAATCATTTTGATTTAATTGAATACCATCTAAAGCGGTTGGTAACTCACCATCAAAAGATAATATTACCGTTCCATTATCGACCTGACCGCCTTTATAACGTGACATAAACTCCTGTCTCAATAACTCAGCTTGTCTTAAATCAATGGTCGTATATCGGCTTAAACGGTCTGAATAGATACGTTCATTCATTAACTCTATACCTAATAGGTAAAGAAGCGATTGAGTAAACAAGTCTTTATTATTACATACTAAAGCTTCATACCCACAAACAGCAGCACAATTAATAATTAAACCAAATGTGTTATTACCTAATGTTAAAGTGGTCGGGTCGGCTTGTGTTGAACTTGCTCCATCAATTTCCAAACCACAACAAATAGTCTCTGAATAACTCCTAATTTTGTTTATATCTGTATCTATACTATCAGCTAAACTAGCATCATAACCAACAAATAACCTGCGAACATCGAAATACTGATTAACATTAATTGATTGCCAACCTTGAACCCCTGTATATGTCTTAGTTAATAGAAGTGTTCCCGTGTCTAAGTCGTAAAACTTAATGTCAGCATTAACAGCACTCTTTAGATTGATTTGAACATTCTGAATGTATATTCGATGTAAATTAGAATAAACGTAATCATCATTCTCATCGTTTAATTCAATTCTTAAACCTCTATACTCGCTTGCTGATGCTGTTTCGGTGGTCTGTAAGACGTTCTTACCTATTGATACATTACTTGTTAAGGTCTTTAATAGATAACGCTTTTTAAGCCCTGAAATAACGTCTGTCTTAAATCTGTTTAATGCTCGTTTTTGAATATCAGCCCATACACCCGTGAAGTTTACTTGGTCTTCATTAGCTATTTCGTCAATCTGCCTTAAAGACACTCCATACAAGTCCTCTAAGTAAACGCCACTATCAGGCGTTGTAGTAGCGCAAGTTTTAACTAATATCCAATCTTCTAAGCAGTCCATTACCTATAAAAGCCCCTACCGATTAAGCAGGGGCTTTTTTTAAAGGTTAATTACTACACGTTTGTGATAGTGTATCTGTAAGAACCTCTGTTGCCAGAAAGTCTATCAGTACCTCTATACGCTTGTGTGTCAACTGTCCATAGTCCTAATTGCTTACTAAGTATTAACTGATACCCTCTTTCGTAGGTAGAAGTCGTTCCGTAGTAGCTATCAGTGAATGAAGTAGGACAATCAATGTACCTCAACTGGAAGTCGAAAGGAACACTAACTACTGAACCCGCTACATCCATAGGCAATCTAAGAACACCAAATTGAGATGCTCCAGGTTTTGCGCCAGCTTTGAAGCCTGTATTATCCATGTACTGAACTAAGTGTGTTGAACCTTGCTCAAATACTCCGATTTGATTAGCACCCCAAATTGAAGCAGCATTCACATCGTAGTACCAATCCACATTATCAAACTGAACTCTAGTATCGAAACCTGATTGGTCTGGAGACTTAGCCCTTTGTTGCAGTGCAAAGTTGTTGAACAATCCTGAACCAACCACTTTCATTCTACCATTTGCCTCATTCAAAGCAAAGTCAGATTGAATTTTAGTTAATCCCGCATCCAAAGGCAAGTTAGTAGTGTTAAGTGGGAAGTTTACTGATTGAGCAGCATTACTTCCTGTCGCTACGTTTACCCCGAACTTAGTAGATTGAGATGTTAACAAGTCTTTATCAACTGCTGTAATCATTGCGTTAGCGCAAGATTTAATCATCTCTACCAATTCAGCACTTGCACCTACTGGGGGTGCGCCTAAGCTTTGTCTAGCACTTGCCTCATCCATGTAAGATGAAACCAATTCATCAGATAGATAAAGGTTTAATGATTTATTGATTGACAAGTCAACATCTACTTCATTGTAACCATTGGTGTTTACATCATCACAACTAATCGTGTCCTGAACAAAGTCATCAGTAAATCTAAGCTTCTGCTTAATTCTTACCGTTTTCTTATGTCCCGCAGCATTTGATAAAGTTGATGTTTCCGAAACACCGTTTTCCATCAAAAATGAAGTGAAGCCCGAAGGTGTCAACTTCAACATTGGTGTATTAATTGTTGTTAGGTCTGATATATCTCTAAGGATATATGGTGCAGCACCTACTCCTAAATTTAAAGCCATTTTTTTAAGTTTTTATTGTTGAGAGATTGCCTCATACTCCGCTCTAGCTTTTGCAGCCGCTTCTGAAACTGTTGGGTCAACAGTGACGGGTGGCGTAACATTAGCAGGTGGCGTACTATCAGCAACCTTTAAAAGTTTCTTATTAGCAAGGACACCATCGACAAAATCATTAAATCCAACCTTATTATGGTTTTCAAAATAATCTAAGTCATCTTGGGTCTTTAACTCAATTCCTTGTTCACCTTTCACAAGCTTTAACCCTTTCGTTTGCAATTCTTTGTCTAGTAACATTCTTGCAAACTGGGAGTTTGTATCTTCATCCACATTTTCATTAGCCCACTTACGTCCCTTTAAAGTGCTATCAACACTCCAATTCAAACGCTCGCTTTCAAATTGATTTAACAATTCACGTTCCTTTTCCGTGATTGCCGTGTCTTTTTGAAGTAGCTGATTTTGTAGTTCCTTCATTTGGTCGTGCAACTGCTTAACTTTTTCATCATCGCCTGTTGGTGCTGTTTCAGCCCTCTTAGCTGCAAACAATACAGCTTTATTATAAGAGTTCTTTTCAGCATTAATAGCCGCCTTTGTAGCATCGTCAAATCCAAGCTTATCCATCTCTTCTGAAATTCGTGTGTCAAGTCCATTTAAGACTTCACTACGAAAGTGAGACTTTAAAGTAGGGTCGTTCTTTGCCATTTCTGGTGTTAGATAGTAAGAGTTAATCTTAGACACAAGTTCATCAGGAATGTCTACATCTTCAAATGAATGTTTTTCTGTGAAAGATTGTAATACAGGGTCGTGTTCTTTAACGCCTGCCTTCAATAATTGATTGATTAGGAATTTTCCTACGTGCATTATTTTTTTGGTTTTTTTGATGCAGACCTTTTAGGGGCGGCTGCCTTACCCTTTTTTTGTCGTTCAGCTATTTCTCTTTGTATTGCTTCACGTTCTAATTTGTCTTGTTCTGTTTCAATGTAGATTACATCTTTTACATCATCACTATGTAATCTCTCTATTCTAGGTAGGTTCATTTCAGGGATAATGTGCTCAGAACCATCTCTTAAAACTATTTTTACTTCCTTCATGCTACAAAAATATAGCTATGAAAGGCTGTTAATTAAAAGGTGATTTGTATATTTGCTACTAATTAATAGTAACTAATGGCAGATTGTACGACAAGAACAATTCAGATATGTGGGGAAGCTTACGAGCGAGTAATTGAGTTTCAACACCAATATAAAATGAAACACAAACGGCATCTATCTTTTACAAGGGCTGTAAATAAGATGTTAAAGGGAATGACTATACTAACAGAAACTGATAATAAATAACGGTGAGTGTAACAGGTCGTTTTAATGCCTGTTACATATTGTTAGCAGTATGTAAAAATTACGGATATGAAATGTGAACATGAAAATTGCACAAGAGAAGCAACAATTAAAAACCAAGAATATCACCCAGATAAGTGGCTATGCACCTACCATGCAAATAAAGCAAAAGTTGAAGGTAGGAGAAAGCGTAAATATGGAAACCGAAGCAAGTAATTTTTATTACTGCTAACAGTTAGCTAAACTGCGTTTTGATGCTGCTTAGGTTTTGTTATTTATTCTGAAAACGATAGTAATACAAAACAGTATTAATCTTGTATTCCTTTTTTAGAAGTCCAGACTGGCTTAGTTTCATAGCCCAATCCGTATCTTCACCAAAATTAATGTCAGGGTATTTCACTTTTAAAGCTAGTTCCCTTTTTATGGTGTTCAAATGGTTAGGAGGTCTGTAATAAGTTCCCGCCTTTTCAAAATAGCTGTTATACTTCAAGGAATGAATAAACCTCTTTTGACCTTTTCCATTTACGGTCATTATTCCTATCAAAGAAATACAGTCTGGTTCATCTAATAAGCCTCTGTAAATCTTTACAATATAATCAGGTGAAATACGGTCATCATCATCAATAAAGCAAACATAATCGCCTTTAGCTTTTTTTAGTAAGTCATTTCTTTTTTTACCTATACTTCCATCTTCACCATTTACAAGTACCTCAATGTCTTTTAAATTGGAATTAGTAATCTGTTTATCCAATTCATTAAGTAATGATTGAAGTTTATGTTGTCGAGAAGGAATAGTCAATATTAAGATAGACCACTTCAAAGGACGTAAATTAGGTTTTCAGCGTTTTTAAAAATCAATCTATAACCTTGATTGGTCATGTAAGTATTGTACTTAGTGAAGTCTTTAGAGTTCCATTCTACACAAAGCATCTTACACCCTAAACGATGCAAAGGAATAGTGATTAATATTTCATAATTAGTACCCTCAGTGTCAATATTTATAAAGTCAAATGTTTCATAATCAGTCTTTGATAATAGCGTTTCAATGGTCATTATACTAGCCGTTGTAGACTGATAAGGTACTCCATAATTCTTAGCCCATAAATCTCTATGAGACTTATCCGTTGTTCCTATCGCATCTCCTTGACTATCAAAGAACTCTATTTCACCATCATAATCACCTATGCAAGTGTTTACCACTTCTATTTCCTTATCTCGGATATAGTAATCACGTATATTTTCAAAGTTCTCTTTAGCAGGTTCTATCAAAACCCCTTTCCATCCTAGTTCATAAAGCCCCCTGACGTTACTAAATGTTTCTGGGTGATACGCCCCAATATCTAAGAAAGTACCATAATCATACTCTCTAAAGTATTCTAAAATCTTGTCCTGTTCTTGACCTTGACTGTATGTTTTCATATTCTAATTAAATTTCCACTAAATCTACCCTCTACTATGGTATCATTCTTATCAGTTGTAGCTTCTAGCCAAACTACCGTACTTTCACTTATAGGAAAAGGGATGTTAGGATTTTCATCTACACTTGTTTCTACGGAAGTATCTAAAGACTTTCTATATACTTCTTGCCTCCCATTTGAAACGGCTGAATATACCCACATCTTAATCGTTACAATAGGGTCTTGAGCGCTTGGCTTTATTGCGTGAGCTGACAACCATTCTGCGATAAAAGTGTAATTTCTAGGCACATGAAAAATGCATTGTTGCGTCACACCATCACCTACGGGCATTTGAGCCATTTGACTACCTCCCGTTGTCGCTGTTACATTTATCGTTCCTGCATTTACTTTACCAGTTCCACATAGAAACATAGCCACCCTATTAATACCTAACCATTCAGAAGTAGTCACAACATTAGTAGTTCCATTCATTGTCACTACCTCAATAGCCAAATCCCTATTTGCATCTATACCATAGACTACTATTGAATTAGTACCCGTACCTCCATCATCATCATCTGTACTTGTTGACACTATCGTTAAGGTAGTTTCAGTTGTCAAAGGTGTGAAAATTGCACCAAAAGAAGCTACTACTTCTGTTCCTACATCCACATCCTGATTGTAACCAAACTTATTCCATGTTTCAGCCCCACTAACATTTCCTAGTGCTACCTCTGTATTATAATCAGTATTACCTCCATAGTATAATGAAATCGCATCTATTATATTGTTAATGTCTCCACTTGGATAGGCAATGTCATCTGTATCAAATGTGTAAGACACATAAGGGGTGTAAATTATTAAATTATCGTTTTTATCTTTTGAAAAATTACATTCGGTTTTTAAAAAATTTGCATAAATAGGGGATGTGTATGACTTTGGTATTGTTTCTGCACTATCAATTTTAATATAATTTCCGTTACTTGTAATTACTATGTTTGCCATTATTTCTGAATATAAATTACTGTTTCAGTATTTGGCACTTTCGTTACTTCTATGTCCCCGAAATATTCATGGAATGCTTTATAGCATCCTGCAAGAGCATAGTCATCAATAATCAAGTAACCACCTTTTACTAATTTTGGATATAAATACTCCAAACAAACCCTTGTCGAATGATACAAATCACCATCAAGGCGCAACAAAGATATTGATTTTACTTTGCTTTTTTCTACTGTTTCTTCAAACCAACCTTCAACAAACTCAAATTTATTCAAGTTGCATTGCCACTCTTTTAAGTGATGTTTAACTTGTTTTAGGCTTACACTTGTTATTCCAGAACTTACTAATAAATCTTTTTCTTTGTGCTTTATTCTTCCAATGCCAGGCTGACTAGTATCATGTTTAGGGTCTGCCAATGGAATACCCTCAAAGCTATCAAAACACCATATCTTTTTATTTGGTGCTGCTCGGTGCATTGCCGCTACTTGACTACCTGCGGCTACTCCACACTCTACAAAATCACCTTTTAAGTCCTTGCATTTTAAAGCTAAGTCAAATGAGTTCTGTAATGTTTCCTTGTTGGAATATGCTCTTTGGGCTAGGTCTATCATTTGCATTTATCACATAAATCAATACCAATCCTTTCAATGCCAGTGTAAAATGAACACATTTCATACTCACCTTTCTTACACCCTTTCGGTTTGTTGCGATTTCTTTTTTGTCGCCAAAAAAATATGTTTATAGCTATAAATGATATTATCATAAAAGCTACCCCTCCTAATAAACCTCCTAAAGCATAATATGCAATATCTTCTATCATACTATCCCTTTTGCATGAAAAATTACTGTTTTATTTGGTTCGCCATAAACATCTCCAATATACGCCATATACGTCCCTCCACTCTCCAACTGCATACCAAGCTGATAAGCAATTATAGAAGCACAAGAAAGGTCATGTCTATGCCCTTGACATCTTGCATCTTGGCTTTCCGTTTTATTCACATTAGACCAATCCCCTATAAACATTCCTGCTTCCATAGATTTCTTCCATTGATAAAAGAACTCCATAGCCATTGGTGAAGTCCTATCTAATGACATAAAGCCCGCACTAAATAAAGGTATCTCCATCGCCTTATCTCGACTTATTCCAAAGTATTCTAATGTCCTATCATTTGTCTATGTTCCTGCCCAATGTCCAGCCTCCTCAAATACATAACCTTGCTCATCTAACAGATTAAAATAGGGAAACATAGGCTTTACAGGATAAATAGAAGCATCTAACCATAACACTTGTTCATAACCTAATTCCCATGCTTTTTCAAAGGCATATATCTTAAATGCGTAGGGGTTTTCTCTATGAGGTGGTGAACCTATTTTATACTCCCTATCCCAAGTGTATAAATCAATGTCGGGGTCATTAAAACTATTCCTTAGCCTTTGCGCCCCTTTTACATAGCGACCAGTAGATAGGTTAATTATCGCTTTCAAATGCTTGCGTTATTTGGTCATCATACTTATAATAGTGAAGTATCTTAGGGATATTATGTTCCGATATTACTTCCTTAATTGCAAACTTACAAAAATCCCAATCCTCTCCGTAGTTCTTATCACTAAAAAAACAGTTTTTAACTACTGAAGATTTCCAAGCGCAAACATGAAAGGGACTTCTTTTAATGTTTTTCCATTGTCCATCTACTTGTGTTGCATCTTGGTTTTCATAATCTAACCCAAACTGAACTAAGAACCCTTCACCATTAATAGTACTCCATTGATGAAAGGTAATCACATCCTTACAACTTTCACATCCTTTTAATAGTTGGTCTATGTAGTCTTCTGAAATATCATCATCATCATCTACAAACGCCCAATACTCACCTATCGCTAACTCTTTTAGTTTTTGTCTCTTAGAGCCTATGGACATCTTCTTATTATCGCATAATAGTAATATCTCTACTTCTTTTCCTTCTGATTGCTTTTGTAGTTTGTCTACTAATGGAATAACCGCTTCAAATCGCTCAGGAATGCTAGGTATTAAGATAGATAATCTCATAGTCCAAAATTGTTTCTTTTATACCGTTCAAATGTCTTTTTATCTTCGTGATAATACTTTTCATTCCTTTTATAAAGGTCATCATTTCCACTACCTATATTCATAGGATGTTGATGCTTAAACAAAACCTTTGTAAATCTCTTTTCCTTTCCTAGTCTTTGTGCAACTTCTTGAAAATGATTATCACACCACAAAGAAATATAATCAGGATGATAGATATACCCGAAGCGGTCATAATACTTTTTCCCCAAGATACACATTGTATTTAAGTTTGTATAGCCGTCTGGATAATATAATACTTGGTCTGTATCTTTTCCCATAGCATCAATGATAATTTTATCCCATCCAACTACTTGAACTTCCATGTCATCACTAGCCAAAATTAAAATATCCCAATTCTTATAATTATAGACATCCCTATTACAAGCAGCTATCTTATTCTTTGATATACCCATATGGATTATAATATCTTCAGCCATGCTTAGTATTTTACTTTGTAGCTGATAGGTAGCGGTGGGGTCATTGTCATCAAGGGAAACTAAATACATTACATCTTTAGTTGTTTGACTTTCCGTGTACTCCTTTAATAATTTAAGAAGCTTTTGCGGTCTATTTCTTGACGGTATCTTTACCAGTATCTTCATTTATAAATATACTTAAAAATAATCTTAACTCTTTTTTAACCCTTTCTGGTGCATCGCTATAAGATTGACCTAATGACCGTTTGAACCCTTTTGATTTAGGGTCTGTAATCTTTGATAGACTTAACCAGAACTCTTTATCTTTTGGCTGCATATATCATATCTAATAATGTTGACTTCCAATCGTATTCAGGTTTCCAACCTAGTTCTTTTAAACGGCTTGCATCACCTTTTAAGTAGTGCAATTCATTCTTTCTAAAGTACTTGCTATCCTGTTTTAGATAGTCTTTATAGTCTAACCCTAATTCACCAAAAACAAACCTTAAAGCATCCCTAACACTCGCTGTTTCACCAGTAGCGCAAACATAATCATCAGGCTTGTTTTGAAGCATTAACCACATAGCTTTCACATAGTCTTTAGCGTGTCCCCAATCTCGCTTACTTTCAATATTACCCATTACTATTTTATCTGCCTCACCTCTCTTTATTTCTAAAGCAGTATTAACAATCTTAGCAGTTACGAAATTAGAACCTCTACGCGGACTTTCATGATTAAACAGTATTCCGTTGCTTATAGGCAATTTGTAGGCTTCACGATAGATACGACATAAATTAAAAGCAAACACCTTAGAAGCAGCGTATGGGCTTACTGGGTGCATTGGTGTATCTTCTCTTTGATAACCGTCTTTTCCTGCATTGTTTCCAAACATCTCACTTGTTCCCGCTTGGTAAAATCTAGCCTCTGGACATTGGTTTTTATAAGCTTCTAATAGTTTCAAAACCCCCATCCCATCAACTTGACAAGTGTATTCAGGAACTTCAAAAGAAATACCTACGTGAGATTGAGCAGCTAAATTGTAGATTTCATCAGGTTTTATCTCACCTAACAACCTTTCTAAACAAGTCTGGTCTGTCATATCCCCGTAGTGAAGATTAACGTCTAAATGGTCTATCCTACGGCTTTGGTTTTCGCTGATTGAGTTACGTCTAACTATGCCATGAACCTCATAACCCTTTTCCAATAGTAACTCCGATAAATAAGAACCGTCTTGACCGCTTATTCCTGTTATAAAAGCTTTCATTTATCAATCTTATCTTCTATTCTAATTGTTAACAAATCACCTTTCTTACACCCCTCGCTAACTTTAATAACAACTCCATGTAAATAAAAATCACCTTTTATATTGCTTTTTCCTGTTATCACCATATCTCCCGATTGAACACCTAAATGAATGCTATTTTTTTTAAAAGATATATTTTGTCCTATTTTCAATCCAAATTCGCATTTAAATCTCAAATCCTCGATTTGTGAATTAGTAGTATACAAGCTACCCCACAAATCTTTAATTCCTAGCCAAATAATTAACTTTGTTTTAATACGTTTCATTTCCTTGCTTTATCGTAGTTATTACTAAACCAATCCCATGTGCGTTTTAACCCTACCTCTAAAGGTGTATAATCAAATGGATGCTGGTTTTGGGTTTGCTTTATATGTTGTCCGTTTGTGCTTTTATAATCATATTCAACATCCGTAACCTTTGACATTGATTTTAACAACTCCACAACCTCAAATATCCTATATCCTTTCCCAGAACTTATCACGGCTTTATGCTCATAATCACCCTCTAATATCTTAGCTACGTCAGGGGCATAAACAAATTCCCTAATAGCCGAACCATCACCTTTTATAATAACCTTTTCACCAAACCTTTGAGCCTTGAAAAACTTGTGAACCAATGCAGGTATAACATGAGCAGTATTTAGATTAAAATTATCACCCTCACCATAGATGTTTGTTGGTATTACTACTTTGTAATTAGAACCGTATTGGTCATTATGCGCCCTAATCATTACTTCAGCCATTCTCTTTGAATAAGCATATCCATAATTAGTAGGGTGAGGTTCTCCACCGTGGATATCATTAACATCTAACACATGATGTTCATGTGGAAATATACAAGTAGATAACATGACCGTTAAATCAGGAACATTCAATAAATTACAAGCCCTAATGATGTTGTAATTCATTTGAAAGTTATCATTGAAATAGGTAGCTTGATTTGCCATGTTATCATATAAACCCCCTACTTTTGCGGCTAAGTGTATAACCTTTCTAGGATTGTACTTTCGTATCATTTCTAATACGTTATCCATACGCCTTAAATCGTAATCACCACGACCTAATTTAATACAATTTTCGCTGAAATGGCTACCAACCATTCCTCTACCTCCTGTAACTAAAGTTTTCATATTGCGGCTAATGTACTAATTTATTTTTAAGTACGGTTTTATGAAAGGCTATTAAACATATCACTTATCTCATCCTCTATTGAATTACAATCGTTGCTAATAATACCGTCACCAAATACACCAACTAGCATTTTCCTGTCTCCAGCGGCATCTCTAATGTCGTACTGGCTTTTTTCTATTATATCTTCAACAGAAGACATAAGTATTCCTTCTTTAATCAAACGTCTTTTTAATATTGAGCATGCGCCATTAACTGAATTTACAACTAACTTAACTACTGAATGCTTAAACGTGCCGTCTGGTTTGTATCTACCTGAAGCCATCCACCTTTCTAGTTTATCTACGGCAATATTTTTTACTTCGTCAAGATACCTTAAAAACCATCTGTTTTTAGTTATTATGTAGACAATTCCCCTATTTAGCTCTAAAATATTATAGAGTTTATCTAAACCACCGTTAAGCATATAGTTAACGGCTAATTTGTCGTCTAATCTAAAGTTTAATGTGTCGATTGTTTTGAAATAAGAATTATCTATTGACATTTCAAATCCTCTAGCCCATTTTAGATTTGAAATACTACAATTATTCAAATCTCCGTCTATATGTACCATTTTCCTTTTCTTGTAATACCCTCCAATAAAATGTTCCATAACAATGCTAGATACTAATACGGCTCTATATTTATTTTCAACCGTCTTAAGTAAGACTACATTTCTTTTCTGTCTGTTCTTTTTAGGTTTCAAGGGTTTGTATTTTCCACTAACTAGTTTCCTGAAAACAACACCATATTCAGATATATAATATCCATCAACAATTCCATTCCAAGATATTTTTTTCATTTCATGTTTTTAGACGTAACTATTCCTATTTCTTTACGAACTTTCGATGTAAATATATTAAAATTGTTGAGGTAATCACTTTTTATAAACAAAAAACCCCGCATGGAGCGAGGTGATTTGCTGATTAACTAAAAGAAAAAAGAATATGAAAGTGGATACAAATATATTAATTTTTATACAATTCTCTATATTCTTTTGGTACTTGACTTTCACTAACCGACTGCATTAAGTGCATACAGTTAAACCCACCCCTTTTTATTTGGAAGTTTTCAGCATTAGTAGCTGGCATTTGCCCTTGCGGTTTTCCTTTGTATAGTTCCACTTGTACCATCTTACCTTTTACATTAACCAACCCATCAACTATATTAGGTAATTCAGAAGCGTGTATCCATTCCTTTTCTACTAGGTTAATACAAAGTTCCCTGCTGTCTTTTACCGTTCCGCCTACATACCTAAACCATTCTAAGCCTAAGTCTTCTGTGAGGGCTTTATTATAGCTACCTGAGTACTGAAATATGCTATCCCTTACAATTTGTTTAGAATACCTCACCATCTTCCCGTCTTGCTCTGGTGTGCCATTTATAAAAGAACGAACATTAGAAACTAACTCACCAAAGGAAACACCACTTTTAACATCACTTGAAATAATGTCTAATACATTCTCGACTACTTGACTTTGTAAGCCAGAACCCGTTAGACTTTCTAAAGCATCATCAACTGCTAACTTCTTTATTTCGGCTAATATCGCTGGCTTCTCGAAGTCTTTAACTATCCGTGTGAAGAATTTATCATTAACGTCCTCTATTAGATTATAAGCATCTAAAAGCTTGCTGACTTCTTTTTCATATGCAGGTGTTTTAATTACCCCGTCAAGTATTCGCCTTAATCTACGAACCTTTCGCAAGTTCCTGACCGTTACCGCTACATCTCCATTTCTACGTAAGTCTAATTCTTTAAGTAAGGCGGTTACCTTTCTAGCCATTCCCTCCTCAATCTTTGGAAGTGAAGCCTCAAATTCATCGACTATCTTTTCAAGCCTTTCAGCGAAGTCCGTAAATTCACTCAATTGATGGTTCTATATCTGGGTTTAATTCTGCGGCTAACCGTTTGATTATTTCCCTTTGTTCGGGTCTAGGCTTATTTAAAAAGCCGTCTTCTTTCTCAATAGATAACATTACCAACTGATTGATATTATTTGATATGACCGCACTTTCTCGGCTTATAGTTCCCGATAATAACCCGTTGTCTATATCTTCTGCACCAACTCCACCTAATGGGTCTAATTCAATAATGGCTAATTGTTTCTTCCTAATATCAGGACTGTTTTTAAACCTTTTATTAGCAAACTCTATCTGTAACTCGTTTACAATATTTGAGGCTACACCAGCATCTGTTAAACTTTTGATTTCTTCTATTAAAGTAGCATTGGAAAGTAAATCATATTTCTCTGGTATAGGAATTTCGGGCTGCATCTTATCAATCTCAGCCTCACTTACCACTTGATTATACCTAAAGAAGGCTATCCATTTATAGCACATCTTCATGTTTAATATAACGTGCCTCGCAACCGAGTATATGAAATTGTTTAACTCATCCCTATCTACTTCTTTTGCTAACCCACTCACGTTTAACGGTTGTAAGTCTAGGAATTGCATATTAATTGAACTCAAGGCACTTAACAAATGCCTCGCTATCCTTTCATCTTGTATGGTTATTGGTGCAGTGTCTTTTACTACATATCCAGCAGGAGGGGTTGGTGTTTGTGCTTCACCCGCCTTTGCCACCTTAACAGCCATTTGAGCGTAAGGGGTCATATTCATTCGACCGTTACCTTTGCACTTAGAGCATTCTAAATTCTTACCCTCTTTTGCTACCTTACCTGTTCCGTTACATTTTTGACACTCTTGACCTTCTAAATACCAAAGTGTTGGAAACATGGTCTGAATAACAGCCGCATCTAAATCTGAACTCTCACGGGTTGCCCTGTCTAATCCTGTAAGCATTGGAGAAATGAAACTATCGTAAACGATATTCATTCCTTCAATGTCTCTTATCTTATCACTTCCAAACCGCCAACAAGGGATAGACTTTTGTTCAGTATATTCATGCCTTTCTGTTCTAAAATCTCCCTTTGAGTTGACTTGAAAAGCTTTAGTGAAAGCATCTCTTGTGTATATCCAAAAGACCTTACCCTCATGTTTATTTCCCTTCTCAATAAAATAGTGTTTTCCTTTTCCTTTTACTACGGCTATTTGGTTAGCTTGGTAATGATATACATCTTGTGAATTGAAAATATACATCAAAGGCTTCAAAAACTCACTTGTGTCTATTTCAGGGTTTTCTTTTGTCCACTCGAAAGGTGTAACCGCTAGTAATAAATTAGGGTCTTTTAAATCTTCTAAAAGAGCATAAGTGAACATCCAATCCGTTATACTCTTAAAGTGCGGATAGTTCTTTTCTGTATAGTCTTTTAACCTCTCACCATCCCTTATCTTTGCTATCTTATCCTCTGGATGGTTAACAACCCAATCAGGGGACTTAGTTATCTTTTTTAATGAGGTGTAAACTTTATAGCATAAAGGTTGAGTAATGGAAATAAACGTGTCCTTTCTATGCTTTCTACTTGCTTCACTTTCATTTGGGCGTTGTTCATAAATCAGCTTACTGAAATAGGGGTTATCCTTTTCATAAGGGGTTATGATGTTCTTTTGCCCGTTAAAGTGAAAGGTTAAGTGTTGAGCAATGTCAATAGTATCATCATCAAGCTTTGGTACTTGCTTGAAAAAAGGCTTTACTATTTCGTCTATTTCTGTTGGCTTCATCTTGTATGTCGGTCTTTCACCCATCTTCGCTTAGGTGAGTAAGGAAAAAACGGTATTCCCGACCAATTTGTGAAAAATCGGGCTAAATTATCGTACATCTTATCCATTCCTTGTGCTGGCAAATTACCACCTATTGAATAAGCATAATAGTTATCATAAAGTTCGTGTTGCTTTAAGTTCTTACGCTCGCTAGCTTCCCAATATACAGGCAGAAATGGAGACTTTAATTGAATATTGTTTTTTAATAGGGATATGGATAAAGCTAGTTCATCAGGCATCCCACCGCTAAACCGTTTAAAACTTACTTTAGGGTTTTCATATATCTTTTGTGCATCCTTGAAGAACTTAGTCACCTCTTTACACTTCTCGAAATAAATAAACTCACTAGCCAAATTATAATAAACCCCTTCTTTTATATTGTAGTTCTCTTTTATCTCACCAACATCAGCCCATAAAGCAGGGGTTTCCGTTACTTCCTTTATATTCATGCAGCCCCTGTTTTGGATAACTAGCTTATCTTCAAAGGAATTAATCAAACTATGCAATGTTTTCCCCTTTGGCAGGGCTATCATGTCAGTATCAAGATATAAGGTTTTCTTATAAGGGCTTAATTCATTAAGATGTGTTTTGATTTTAAGATAATCATAATGGTCTTTACACCAGTACATCTTTTCGGGTATCTCAATCAGGTTAATGTGTTTTTTAAACTCATCATAACGCCCGTAAATATGAGACATTGCACCGCCTGTATGTGCTACTGTTATTGGTAGATTAGGGTTGGAAAACTTAATCGAAGCCACTAACTGCATTAGGTATTTACCCCAATTAGCTGAACCCCATACCGTAAGTAATACTCCTTCTTTCATTAGAATTGTATTGTTTGAATACTATATTTAACTCTTACATAGTATATGCCGTCACCTTGCGTTGCATCTGCTGTTGAATAAACTACTAATTTATCATTAGCAATGGCTAAATTCATCGTACAAGATGTAATAGCGTACGTATCTGTTGATGAATTAATACTTGCAATCTGCGCAAGGGTTGTATATGAATTAGAAGGGTCTGTTGAATATGATAATCTTAAGATATTACCAAAGTCATATACAGTAGTTCCCGCATCTAACTGAAATTGTATAAACTCTGGCATTATTATCTTTCCTGCTCCAGGCGCTTCAAGACCTACAAAATCAACTGGATTTGAATTTAAATCTTGATTATTAAAAGACTGCCATTCAGTCCACCCTAAGTCTTGTGAAGCTATCTTATTGCTTGTCGTTCCCCTGTCTAAAGCAAACCAATCATCTTCTTGTGATGAGGTTACTCTTGGTAGTTGTGATATCGTTGGCATATTATATTATTTGAAAGGTTATCTGTAATCCTAAACTTGTTGTAATGGCTTCCCCCTGCGAAGTTACCCAATTCTGTTCATCTCCAATCGTTCCTATGACTACGTTATTGTCACATTCCCTATTTTCAATTAATTGTGTCTTTTCTCCTATCTCAATATCCCCTGTAAAAAGATACTGAAATCTGTTTGGTCTTGGGTCTGCTACTTCATCTTCCCTTACTTGATACTCTACATTATTAACGTAAAACTGGTCAGAATAAGGTGTTAAAAATAAGAAATTCCAAATCCAATCAGGAGTGTTTATAATCCTTAACCGTTTACCCATCCTTACACGACCATACTTAGTGCTTACAGTTCCGTTTACGTCCTCATTGACTATCCTTTCACCTACTGAACTTGATGGAAATAACTTTGCTTCTAATCGTGTTGTGGGATTAAAATTAGTATCTACAAATCCAAAACCTAAACTGTTCTCATTGCATACTTGATTGATAACTAAAGTACAACAATGGTCTTGAAGATTAAATTCATTGCTTGTAAATTCGGGGGCTATGTCTTCATCTATTGCCTCTATTGTTAAATCTGTAATATCAAAAGACGTAGGATTAACACTTGAAGTGGTAATAAACTGGAATAATGTTCCCGCTGATGTTATTTGCTCGGTGTAAGTGCCATTTGCAGTCCTAGTAGTTCCGTTCGTACCCCCTAAGCTAACATAAACATTAGCCGCTCCCACTAGGTTAGAAATAGTGTAAGTCACGTTATAAGTGATAGTATCACAAATAGAGGCATCTGCATCAACATTTCCTGAACCAGACGTATTAGTGCTTGAATAACCCAATGTTCCACCACTCATCGTCCATGTAGTGTTTGAGTTTTGACCAAAAGACCATAAGGTACTGTCTATAAAGTCTTGACCTACTAATAACAACTGTGAACAAGTATTTTCACATGGGTCAGCAACTCCAATATAATAACACCCATTGACTATTCCTAAAGCCGTCCAATCCACCCTAACAGACAACCATTGCTTAGTATAGTTAAAATAGCCGTCCGAGTTTTCTAATACCGATTGAGCGTTACCATCTAAATCATAGATTATAACCTTATGCTTCTTGCTTAAAATAAATACTGATGTTTGGTCTACACACCCGTCAAAATCACTATCTGCTTGAAATACTAAAGACGAAGTGGTAACAACACTCGAATAATAAAAGGTGTAACTTCCATTGGTTAATATTGTACCTAACGTAATTAAACCCCCTTTAACAACCAAAGAACCTTTAGTCATTCCGCTTACCGTTACATTAACACGATAGTTAGCTGATGAACTTGTAAAGACACCTGATTGACTTAACTGACTTGAAGCCCCAGAAGCATGACAAGCCTGACCACCTGAAATAACCCAATTTGTGCCTAAATTCCAATTAGATGAACTTGTAAAACCCCCGTCAGTTACTTGGTCGGGTGTATAAGAACAAGGGCTAACTTCGAATTGAAAGTGAGTTACATCACCCGACTTTATAGGTTGTGACCAATCACGCCCATTTGTAGGACACTCTGGTGTTGCCTGATTGAATATTACGGGTTGGTTTTCAATCCATCTCATTCTATCCCACTTTTAACGGTCATTTTAGTATCTCCTTTTAATATGTTTCTTGATACTTCGTTAATATAACCCTTTATTAGTTTGTAAGGATTATCGATGGAATACAATTTATAAGGTTCACTTTTAATAGCTTTCCAGTCTACAAAGTTAACAACTTTTTCGATATTAGTTAGTAGTAAAGGAACATCTGATACATCGTATTCCACAATAATATCACTGTCTATTGTGGATATTGTCTCAAAATAGGTAGAAGCATAAATATCCACTGAAGAAACTAATAGCGTATGATTTAACCACTCATAATTACAAACTACATAATCTCCAACTTGCATATTAAAAGTGTGATAGTAGTCATCATCTTGACTATAAAAAGGGTAAATACTTACTGTATTCAATAGTGTTATATCCTCTTGCAATACATTTGAACTATCATATCTTAAAAATCTTAAATTTCCATACGCCAGATACCATAATGCACTTATTCTTAGATGAAAGGTAAAAGAACCCGCTTGCGCGGCTGTGTATCTGCCTGTTGCCGTGTCGTAGTTGCCACCAGTGTCATAATTAGGTGAAGTACTATCATCTGAAAACACTATATCAACTGATGCCGCTGGAGTTAAGGATAAGTCACTTAAATTACTAGCCCTAAACCCCTCTGTACTTGCATCTACTAGCCATGAAGCTATTGAGTTTGGTATGCCGTTAAACCATCTTTGGCTAACCTCGTAATTACTTAAACCTACATTATAATAGTATTGTGTTGCCGTTGGGTCTAAGGTCATAACCGCATTGTTCCCACTATCTAACTGAACCAAGAATATATCATCATCATAGCTGTCGTTTGATGTTCCTGATGGCAGTACATCCTGAATGATATTAGTATCTGTGATTAGTGTTTTAAGTCTTAAATCTAATTCATTTCCCGTGTTGCATTGCCCTAATAAATGGTATTCTTCTTGTTGAAATCCTGTAAAAGGAATGTCTGGGTAATAGGTTAAATCATCACTCACATCCCTGCTTCCAAAAGTTACTTTAGCGTAAAAGTCCTCACTATTTATGTTCTGAATAATCTCTTTTGGAGCTGTTATGACCGTTGTCGATGGTGCGCCTCTGAAATATGCTTTATCTTCTATTCTTAGCGTTACTGTTTCGCCTGACTTCTCAATGCTTGCGGCTATGTTAAAAAGCCTGTTAACATCATCAAAAAGGTCTTCAAAATTCATTGTGGGATATATGCCAGAACCATCCCTAATACTCACTCCCGTTATTAAGACTGAATACTTAGCTAAGTCTGTTCCAGTTCCTGATGGGTCAAAGTAATCGCTTGCAAATTCCACCTCACCATCACTCATAAACTCGACCAACATCTTAAAAGCATCATAAAGTCTTATTCCATTACGACCCGTGTAACTCGTGACATTGGTTTCGTCTTTTAATGTTATGTTGGTTTGTAGAGATATAGCAGCAACCCCATTTAACTTATCATTCTTTGAACGTGCTACATCTAAGTAGGCTTTGATAGACTTATTATTATCTATTAAATTAAAGTAGTTATTATCAGTAATCTCACAGTCGGCAATACACCGTACAATATCCCATTGTATCTCGTTGTAAATAATAACACCAGTGAATATTATTTCTTGTTTGTCAAGTATCTCGATTTCACTTTCACCACATGGGTTTGTCTTAAAATTGTTATACAGCGTTTCGTATAGTTCCCCTGTAAATTTCAAGTTTCCAATCACCTCAACTAAATAGAAATTAAGAACTTCTTGATAAGATAGCTTTTCTTCTAAAGCTTCTAAACCTAAAATGTACTTAGCGTTTATTTCTACGCCATCAACGAAAACTCTTATTCCATCGCTCATTGAGTACCCCTAGATTTACGTTTTGTTTTTAATTGACTTACAATGTATCTGGCAGCTTCCATTTCTGTTTTGTTGGTTTCTTTTATTGCCTTAATCATATGGTAATCATCAAATCCATTATAACGTATGCTCTCAGCTATGTTTTCAGCTAAACCCCTACCATTAGCCTGACCTGCTTTTATGCTTTTAGACATAGGTAAAACACCCATATTCAACATCTTTAATTGATGCTCGTTAAATGCTTTGGTTGCTTTCTTATTTAGGATGAACTCACCGCCCTCCGCTTCTATTATCTCACCGCCTTGTTTATGCGATTTACCATCTACCATTCCCCCTTTTGCAAATTGTGGTATTGGTTGTGCCGATATTAAAGCCGTTTGTAGTGCGCCTATTGCTCCTACTGCTATCGCTGCTGCTGGTGATATTGCTAATGCTTTTGTTACCGCTACTAAGGTATTAACAATAGATTGAAATACTGCTGCCTGTTTATCGTCTTCTGCTTGCTTTTCTAAAGCTTCTTTTCTTTTCCTTTCAAACTCTTCTCTGGTTATATCGCCAGCGTCTAATTGGTCTCTTAGGTTTTGGATGTATCGGTCTGTTTGCTGTTGGTTAAGACCGTTGATTATATCATTTAGATTTAATACACTATCAATTATTACTTCTTGTGTTGCTTCTCGCCTTTCTTTTTCCTGTTCTGCAAATTGTTCCTGTATTCTCGCTATTTCCTCATAACCCTGCTTAATTATATCATTTGCAGTATCTACTTGTTTGCTTAATTCACCTAAATCATCTTGTGTTATTTCAGCATAAGGTCTGGCACCAACACCATCAACACCTGCATTTAAAGCAGCCCTTTGCGCTCTAGCCGCCCTATTTTGAGCATCTACCAATAAGTTTAAAGCCCTTTCCCTTTCTTCCTCTAGTCGGTTAATAGTCCTTAATGTCTCTATGTAGTCTTCACTTGCTATGTCAAGTTCTTTTAAAGCTTCTTGGTTTATTTTTAATTCTGCCTCTATTTGTTGCAAAGTTCTAGCCCTTACGCTATCCGATATGTTTAATTGGTCATAAAAAGCTTTTAAACCTTCAGCTAAAGCCCTGTATTTAGATGCTGTCATTTCAAGGTTCTTCTGCTCTGTCTTTAATAGGTTTCTTCTACCCTCGCTTATTTCTTCGCTATTTAATTCATTATTGATTTGCACTAACCTTTCATTAGCTTCATTAAGCTTATTTTGCGCCTCTACCATTTCAGATACGACAAAATTCAACCTTTCACCTTCTTCTACATTCTCTTTTATCCATGCTACATACTCCCTAGCGTTGTCCCTTGCTCTTTCTTGTGATGCTGAAACCTCATTAAATCCATCATCAATCAAACCTAAAATATAAGCAAATCCCGTCCCCCATTTTATCAACTGGTCACCACCTTCCTTAATAAAGTTTTGTGCTAAAGCATTTAATCTTGCCAAAGCAACCGCAGTAGTGTCCTCCACCTCACCCATTTTAGCTAACTCTCTTGATGCTATGTTTCCAATAGCTTCTGCATAATCAGCGGTAACTAAAAGTTCCTTTTGTATATCAATTAACGATATACCTAAATCATCTAACACCCTTGAAGATTTAGTACCTATACCCCTAACCATCCTATCAACTAAGTCGTCAACACTTTCACCAGTTTCAATACTTCGCTTAGTAGCAAATTCAAAAAGGGTTGCTAATTGCTCTAAAGGTATTTTAAAGTTATTAGCTTTTACCGCCCTTTGCATTAACTCCAATTCACTGACCGTTCCCCTAGTAGCTTTTTTTAAGTCTTGAAGTAATCGTTCAGAGTTTCTAAGTTTACTAAATGCCTTTTCTATTCCCTCTGCTTGTGCCGCTAACTTTACAGCCTCTTTACTAAATGATATTATTTGCTGAACAGCAAAAGCACCACTAATCGCTAATCCTAATGTTCCTAATGTTTTATTTAGCTTAGTAAAAGAACCCTGCATCTTTTGGGTTTCACCTCTTAGTATCTTAATTCTCTTTTGCGTTTCCGATATTCGCTGATTATAGCTTTCAATTCCTTTTACTGAATATGCTGATTTTCGCCTTGCTTGTAACTCCTTTAAATCCTGCTCCTCCTCCTTTATTAGCTTTTCCCTTTTCTTTGCTGCTGTCTCAAAGTCTTTTTGTGTCTTCTTAAACTGATTTGCCGCTTTCTTATCCGATGCGGTAAGTTTATCAATTGATTGTGTCGCTTGGTCAACTCCTTTAGTGTCGGCTGATATTTCAATTACTACCTTCTCAACTGTTGCCATTTGTATTTATCTTGTCCAACTGCTCTAAAGCAATATGGTATTCATAGTACGTTAATTCCCGTACGGGACAAAGATAATGAGTTAACTCTCCAACCGCAATGCTTTGAAGAAATCTGTCTTCTTGTCTTCGCTGGATGACATGTCGAAAATTGTCTTCAAGTGTTCCTTGTTCAGTTTCTCCCCCACCTGAATATAGTTCTCCAAATCTTGTTCTGATATATCCGTGAAGATGGCTTGTGGTGCGATAGGCTTGTTCAAAAAAAAACTACGTATGTCATCGTGCTTCTTCCATTTCTCTATCTTAGCATTTCCATATGCGAAATCATAATCATATGGGTTTTCTTTTTCATCAAAGTAAACAACTGCACCTAATTTCCATAGTATATCTGGTGCGATAATCCATTGTAGCCTCTCTTTTAACTGATTATTCAATGTTTGCAAAGATAGTAATTCCTTAACCGTTATTGACTTAGTAGAAAGGATGTTGTCTATTGCCCTTGTGTGATAATCTAAGTGTTCACGGGTGCATCGCATAGTGTACTCATTATAGTAGTCCATCGCTTTAAATGCCCTACCATGAGCCATGTTAAAGATATTCTCGAATTGGTAATACTTAATACCTCCACTCTCGAAAGCAAATACTACGGGATGGTGTAGTTCCGTTGGGAAGTATGGTTTCCCCTGTAAACGTGCCTTAATCCTTTTGTAAAAGTTCTTCATAAGCCAAATGAAAAGTAGATATGTCACCAGATTTTACTGTTTTACTCCCTTGTTTTATTACATATACCTTTGCTGTCTTACCTAGTTTTACCTCCCAACCTTGACGGTTAGGATTGCGATATTTACCTAATTTAGGATAACAACTACAGTACCCTTGAAGCGTCCAGCCGTTTACTTCGACAAAGTTTATAGCTTCTTGTAAACTCACCTTAAATTAGGATAGTGTTTATATTCATACTCTTCAATTTTAAGTACTAAATTATTTAATTGTTCATTCTCTTTTGGGTCACCTTTCTCCATCAAAACCTGAACTTTACGTAAACATTCAATATATTCCTTTTCACTCATACACCCGACAACTTACCAATTAATGTGTTAAGACTTACTAAACATACTGAATACACTACTAATAAATACCATTCCAACCCTGCAAAGATAAAAAAAGGAACTGACCATACAGAAGCCATACATTGATAACATCCGATTATAGGTGTTAATATCCATTTTAATATCCCAAAAGTAGTATTATAGTACCTCTCAACAAATCCGAATATCATGTCTTCACGGGTGCAAATGTAAAGCCCTATAATGAAAAACGAGTTTAAAAGCATGGTTAGTAATATGTCATCTACCATGATTTTTTGCTTGTAGTTTTGTTTTTGATATTCTAGGTTTCTTTTTCAACTTATTAATACCATCTCTAGTTTGTGGTATAGGCTTTTGATAGCCTCTTGAATTTAGAAATTCATAATACTTATCTAAGTCCTTACTAGGTTTAGGTATAACAAATTCACCAGTAATCTTTAACTCCTTTAGTATGTCCTCAGTATAGTTAATGGTGTCATATTTGTAATAGGTTTGAATTAGCTGTAAACCTTTCCTTAAGTCTAGTAATTCCTGTATGGTATAATCACACCATTTACCTATCTTAAATTTAGACTTCCTTGTCATTGTTCTTAGTAGTATTGCGCTCATTAAAATTTATAGATTAGTTTGTCTCCTTGAATACTTATTTTCTTTGCTTTTAAATTAGGTATTACCATTGATAACCCACTTGCTAAAAGAACTAAAGGTGTGTATTTAACCATTTCATTTTTATTATCTAAACCAACTAAAAGTACTTGTGATGCAACTGCACCATAACAGAAATAAACCCCCGTTTGCTTTATCTTGTAGTTAGGGTATTTAATACTTTGCGCCTTACTTAGCGTTGCTAGTAGCATGAATAGGATTAGTAGTCTCAATAGTCTAGTATTTCTTTTGGTATCCGTAAAAAGTCTTTATGATGCTGATTTAGATGATAACGAAACCAATCCAAATGGTCGGCTTTCTGTTTCTTATCGCTTCGATTGTCTTTTTTAATCTTCTTATTCTCGTCTAATTCAACATACTTTAGGTCAAATATAAGACCTTTTCCTTTAACTTCATCTATTGACACTTTACTATTTTCTAAAATAGCATTAACCAGAACTCTATTTTCACCTATTGGAGGGTTAACAGATGGTACTTGAATTTGCGTTTCATTCAACTGTAATTCCTGTTTAATCACATCGTAATAATGGATATTCTCTTTAGTTAATGCACTTAGATTTCGCCCTGTTGCATCCCCTGTTACGATGTAAATGTAATTGGGATACTTAGCCCTTATCTGCTCACACAGCCAGTAGATGTTTGAATTAGGCAATTCTATTGCTTCTAAAACTCTTATCTCACCTTCCACCTCCTGAATAACACCACACGTAATTGGGTCTCTATTAAAGTCAAAGCTTAGATATAAATATGAATACTCTGGATTAGCCCATAACGTCCTTACGTGCTTTTCCTCACTGAAAGCCCATGCGAATTTACCCGTCTTATCTTCTATTCCCCACTCACCTAAACAATAAATCTGATAATATAAAAAGTTGGTTTCCTTGTAACTTTCAATTACCGCCTTATCTTCTTCTGTTAAATACAGATTATCTTTGTATGTCGAATGGTGATAAGTCCATCCCTCTTTACCCGCTTGAATGTCATCTACCAATTCTTTTAACCAATGGTATTCAGATATAGGGTTAAAGGTTAAAATATACTGAACGTAGTTTAAGTGCTTACCTCTTATCCTTAACCTCAACTGGTCTAAATCTACATCATTAAACTCCGTAGCCTCTTCTAACCACATTCCCGTTATTCCTTGAATTGATTTAACCTTTTCAGGGTCATCTAATCCCATGCACATTATAGTGTTTCCCGTTGGAATATGTGTAAAGGTCTTTTCGGTCTTGTTTATATTGAACTCGTTGTATTTACCTACTTGGCTAATTATGTGTTTAATAAGTTCGTAAATACTGTTCTTAACCGTTCTATCTACCTTTCTTAGACATAAAAATCGATGCCCGTATTCGCTAATGGTTCTTAGTACTATCTTTTGTGCTGTGAAGTATGATTTACCTGATGCAGCTGAACCATATAGTATTAATACCCTGTCTTGATTTGTTATAAAGGGAATGTAAGCATCATTTACTGCTACTTCCACTTGCTGGCACTATTGTTATTGATGTGATTGGTTCACCATTACTACTTATATCACTTTCATGCTTATCTCTCCACTTGGATGGTTGCCTATTCTTTAACCAAAAGATACAAGCTGTAACATCTGGAGGATAATGCTTTATAGTCGGTACTATTAAAGGAGAACCATTATCGTTAAATATTTTATCCTCTTTATGTTTATATCCCCTTGCTCTTTGAAATAAACTTTTTGAAACTAAAGCATCTGCTTGTGCTTTACCCTTTTTTAAGGACTGTAAAAACTCTGGATAATCTTTCTTCCAATTATTTATGGTTTTCTCTGTTACATCAAAGAAATCAACTAGGTCATTGTCTGTTGCACCAAGTAAAGCATAGTTATATGCTAGTTTAATATATTCTTCTTTAAATTTTGAGGGTCTCCCCATAATGCTTACGCCTTAAAGTACAAAGATAGTAATTAGTTTGTTACTTTTATAGGAGAAAGCTTATAATCTTCAACATATCTTATTTTTTTAATGTGTTCCCTTCCAGCCCAATACCTATCCCCAAACACTAAAACCTTATTCTTGCCTTTCTTGGTTTTCCCTAAAAGTACTGCTTTCATGTGATAATTTTTTCCATGTCTACCAATGGCATGGCGGCACAATAGATTGTGTGTTGCATCTTTAATTGTTAATTCAGCTTTCATACGGCTTCTTCTTTTAGTTCTAATTCTTTTCCTGTAAGAGCGATATGCTTCCAAGTATATTGATTTCTTATCAAATTAATGTTTGACCGTGACACATTAAAAATTTCAGCTATCTCTTTATCATTCCATCCTATTAATATCAATCTTTTTATTGCATAAACACACGCATCATTTAAAATAGATGATGCTATTTTACTGCCCTTTGCTTTCAATCCAGCCTCTGTTGCGTGTTTATGATTGTATTCATTTGTACACCACTCTAAGTTATCAACTCGATTATTATGCTTGTTTCCATCAATATGATTAACATATCCTAACTCTATTGGATTTTTAATGAAGTTTTCACAAACCAATCGATGTATAGTTTTATTCTTTGATTTCTTGTTTTTATAAAGTTGAATAAACTTATATCCAGTTCTATGGTTTTCATAAATCTTTAAAAACTTCTCTTCGGTGGTTCTAAAATGCTCTTTTTTTGTTACAGCGTGTACATACCTTACCCTTCTCGATTTTGTTTTAACCCTACCACAATTCGATATAAGGTAGTCTTCAAACCCTTTAACTGATTTCCAAACTTCTTTCATTGTCTTTTAATATTAATTCTTTACCACAAAGATGGTAAAAAAGGTTTTGAAGTTGGTGTATGTGTTTTATATTCAATCCCTTTCTGCTAATTCCTTCAAACCCAAATCTATTTTTATTTCCTCGCAACACTAAATCACCTTTAACCCAATAGTCCCAATGGCAATAAGCACCGCTATTTATGTCTTGTCCACATTCACGGAACTCAAACCCAAACTTCAGTAGCCACTCTTCGGTTAAAGGTATAGCCCAAAACATTCCATAGCTTTTTACTAAATCTGTTTCGTTAGAAATAGACACACCATTCCTTTCTATCGTTAATACAGGCACATGGCTTACTATCTTTTTATGAGGTGGATTTATATCAAATCCATTTATCTCAACCAAGTTTCCTATCCTTAACTCCTTTGGGTTTATCTGTTCCATGTTATTTTCAAATCTTTCTAATTCTTTTTCCATATTGCGATAATAAAGATAGTAATTTAACAGTAACTAAAATTCATTATGAGGTTAACCAATATTCATTCTGCTTTACCCAATGCAATTTTTCGTGAGTTTCATTTCTCTTTACAAATCGTGGTGTTTTAACTTGCTTGTATTCAAATTGCAACAACCCTCTTTTAACAAGTGCTGTAAGTGTATTCACTTTATACTCAACACCACTACTACCAAACCATCCCATGCTATTACCTTCGTTAACAGAGTGGTTTAAAATTGCATTTACTATTGGCGTATCGTTTAACGCCTGTTCCATTTTTTTAGTCATAACTAATCATATATTTTAACGTTAAACATTCCTACACACCCAATCAAAAACATATATCCCTACTATAAAGATAGTGAAACTTAGTAAGATTGTGGTTATAATTAGTCTTTTAAAGTCATTCATAGATACCATCCTTTTCATCTGCTTGCATCATTTTTATTAGATTTTCTTCTCTACTCTTTGCCTTATGGTAGGCTTGGGCGTATTCTTGCATCATTCTTAGCATAAACAAATCATCGTGACCAGTCTCACACCATTGCGTCTTACATTCAGGATAGTTTTCAAATAGCCATTCTTTTTCTGCTGTTAGTTTCATCTTATTTAAGTTTAAAGTATTCTTTTATATATCAAAAGTTATGTGAAGCCTTGAAGTATCAACTTTCGTGCTTTCAATTAACTTCTTATTGCTCTCTTCAATTTTTTCAAATTCTCTTCTAATTTTAGGATTGTTAAAATCAATCTTTTTAAGTTTTTCAATACGCTTTGACCAATTAATTTTTTCTTCCATCACTTATAAGGATTATTTTAGCTCTCCAGTGTCGACAAACTTCTGCAATATTGGTATAAGTTCAGCGACCGTATCTCTTGTTAAATGCATTCGATTGTTGGCAACAAAATGATGTTCTATCGTATGTTCATCAAACTCCTCTCTACTTTTCCATGCTGGATTTCTGTAAGCAACAAACTCCTGTAATCCAATTTTATTTGAGCCGAGCCATATGCAATCTTCCATAGCTCTACTTGATTTTTGAATAGAACATTCATTACCTCCCTCATCTTTGAATTGATAAATATCAAACCCTCTTTCTGTTTTTTCTTTTCTCATCTGTACGGATTTTCTGGTAAATCAAATACGCTAACTGCAAGACCTTTACCTATTAAGTCTTGGTAGTCTATCATGTTATTTTGGAAAAATTTAATCACATTATAAGGTTGACCATCCATAACCAAACATTCAGGTTCTCGATAAATAGATGTTTTTAGAAGCAGTTCCCCACACGTTAGTAAGTCTAATCTATCCGCAGGCACAAACTCCTCTCCATTAACCTCTATTGGTTTGGTTAAACAGTCTAAGGGGAATAGGATTGGTTTAGCACCATTTGATATGGAAATCCAACACCCGTCTTTAGCTAAGGTTAGTTTACTTAATTCCCCATCCCCATAAAGAGGGATGCCTATGTCAGTGTTTGTTATTGTAGCCACCCAATCCCATACCTGCCCACGTTCTAATATATTTTCAGGTATTCCTATCTCATCGCAATTTATATCCTCCCTCCAATCACAAGTCAACATAAACTGTAATCCATAAGGCAAATACCCACTAATATCCTTTAATTCTAATTTCATCTTATTTGTTCTTTTCGTTGTAGTATTCTGCGATTGCTTTGATGTCTTCATCACCTAAACCATATACACAATCAGGTGTAGTACCTTTGTAGAACCGATATAAAATACCTTGCCTCCTTAACAGCCACCCACCACCTAACTCTATCATTTCTTCCATCTCTATCCCTTTTATCTTTACAAATGCTTTAATTGATATTACCTCAACTCCTTTTTCTTCGTAATAACTTCTTTGTGCATACTCAAATTCCTTTTCATAAGTAATACAAAATGGTAAATACATACCGATAGATTTTAATTCTTCTGCCTCAAAACCTATTTCCTTATAATGCTTCATTAGCGCATTAAATTCTTGTTCGTTGTTTACTTCTATTGCTACCATGTTATTTTGTTTTAGTTAAAAATATTCTTCTTGCATTACATTAAATAGACCGCAGTTATAACAACCGTTACCCATTCCTGGTTTATCTTGTGTGTGGTTGCATACAGTACAGGAATAATAATCTGGTTCATCAGCTTCAAATTCATCATCATATTCATAATCGTAATCTTCTTCTTGTTCTTCCATATCTCTATTTTTTAGTTAAAATCCTAAACTACTTAAATCCTTTTCCTTTACCAAATACTCGTGAACTCCGTTTACCTTACTCCATACCGTCCTGCCATTCTTTTGGATTGTCCAGAATACTGTACTACCTATCTTAAACCTTTCATGTAAGGTTATTATATCGTGTCCTTTGGTTATTTTAGAACGGAACTTCATTATCAAATTCTTTATTTTCGATTAAGCCTGCAAAGCTTCTTTGGTCGTTTACCAATTCGTAATATCTATGCTTTTTCCAGTCAAAGTATAATCTTGCTCTATCTGGTCGGTCGGGGTTTGCTATTGCTATTCCTTTTGGTTTTTGCTTTTGCAGAATGATATGCGTTTCATTGCTTCCTACTTGCATCCCGTTAACTATCATTCCTATCGGTGGTCTCCAAACTGCAAACATTAAAAAACCTTTCCTAAACCATACTTGACCATTAGCCCACTCTCTCGCTGTTGGTGCAGGGTAGAACTTTGTCTTTATTCCATCATAATCATAAAACTCCGCCTGTTGGTCTCTAGCATGGGTAAGAATAATATTGCACCGTTTATTCTTTTGTCCGTTAATCCTTACGAAAGTTAATGCTTCATCTAAGTATTCATCATCCCTCTTTCCATGCTTCTCATGTTTACACTCATTAAACGGGTCAATCAATAAGGTCTGAAAATGAATACCATGCAGTCGCTCGTAATCTTCCACCATTTTAAACAGACTGTAAAACTCTGGACTTTCTTCTTCATCTATTATCCAAAAGTGTTTGTTTACCCAATCAGCCGCAGTCATTCTTTCAGCCTCACTCATTTGATTTCCGTAGGTATTAAAGAAGTCTTTTTGTACTACTTTCTTTATTAACTCACTTGCAACCTCTTCTGCTGTACCCGTTTCAGGTGTGAATATTGCGTGCTTCCATCCCTTTAATTTACTCAAATTTATTAAGATTTCAAACATAAATTCAGTCTTTCCACTGAAAGGCGCACCGCATCCATAAACTGGATAACCTAACCTAAAACTCATTATGTCTTTAAGAGAAAGGAAACCTAAGTACTCACCCCTTTCAATTCCTTTGTGATAGAGTTGTGTTATATCCTCGCTTATTTCTTCAACTCTCTTAATCATAATTCCTCTTTAAGCTTTTCAAACTTGGTTTTTAACTCTTCATTTTCAGCCGCTAACTTTATATTAACGATATTACTACGGGATAAATCACCGCCCAACATTTCCAGCTTAGTCTGTTGTTGAGATATAAATATCATTGCTTTTATTATTTCCTCTTGAGATGTCATTAGGTTTAGAATAGCATCTTTAACTTTTGCGTTCTCGCTTTTAGTTTCACGTAGCCACTCCTCTATCTCCTCGCACCTGAACCTAGCCGCATCTAAATCGTATTTTGTAATTAAGTAATTCATGGTTCTGCAAATCCTTTTATTCTTATACCCATATCCTTTGAGGCTTCTTTATCTTCTTTCATGTGAGGTAAAGTTTGTAATAGTTTAGACTTCCAGTTCTTAATATCTTTATCGTTTCCGTCCTTCCATCCGTTTACCACCCAAGCATCATATTTATTTCTTAGATGTTCAAGGTTTATCTTAGGTTTCTTTTCTAAAGCATAGGATTTAAATTCTTCAAATGTTGGGATACCTTTATTATTATTTACATCTTCATCTTCATTTCCCATATGGTTATCCATATCTAAACCTAGTGGTTTTTTCTTTGGTCTACCGCCTTTAGCACCATTTTCACGCCTACTAGCTGTAAATTTATTACGTTTAGATGTTTCTAATTCAAGTCGTTCATTAAACCACTTACCATCTTTATCTATTTTAAACTTAGTCTTTAGGTTATCCGAAACATTACCTACCAAAAACCTAATGGTTTTTTCATCCATTCGTCCCTGTTGGTGCATTTGTGCTATTATTGTGATGTACTGACCTCTTTCTTCCATTGTCAATGTTAATGCTCCAACAATCCAGTCCTGACTGTAAAATAAAAATGCGGGGTCTTTTGCCATAATATAAAGTAGGGTTGATGCTGGAAACACCCCTATTGGAAGCACATCGGTAGGCTTCGCAAAAGTTTTAACCCTATTTTAAAATGTTTTTCAATCCGATGCTTTTTAAGTGTGGTCGTAGCCTTACCTCAACTACGCTGTAAAGATAACTATTTTTTATTAAAATCCTATCTTCATTTGGTTTATTTGTGAACGTACTCTTTTAACCGAAGCATCAAAGTAATCCTTATCCAACTCACAAGCCGTCAGGGATAGGTTTAAGCCTTCCATTTTGTTGACGTTGTCTATTGCTATGGCTATGCTTCCAGAACCTAAGTGAGTGTCTAGTATCTTGTCGTTTGGTTTTGCGTAGTTTATTAGTAGCCATTCGTAGAGTTTGATGGGCTTTTCTGTGGGATGTATTCTTGGTGTTCCGTTATTAGCATTTGAACCAACCCAACTAACCTTGTAGGCTCGCAATGCTCTATTAAATGATGTATAAGCCAATTCACCATCACTGAAATCATTTAATCCAGTCCCCTTATCCCAATATATCCAACCCATGCTTGGAGGTAAAAAACTGGTTAAATAATTCGCGCCCCATAATATTTGGTTTTTAGAAACTCTAAACAATTCTTGAAAATATTCAGCACTTGGTATTTTATCATCCCAATCTGAACTGCCTCTATTTATTTTCTTTTTTCCATTCCCTAAAGTCATTTTTGTGACATTTATTCCGTATGGAACATCACAGATAGCTAAATCATACTCATTGTCTTTAGATTGCCTAAGTAAATTCATGCAATCGTCATTAAATATCTTAATACTATCATTTACAAAACTTTCCATCATTTCCTTTTTTAGTTAATTTCATTCTTCCGTTATCCCAAGCGTGTTGAGTATTTTGTGATTGTGTTACCATTTCCAAATTCTCCACTTTATTATCTGTTTTAATAAAATTAAGGTGGTTAACTTGTAAATCCTCTGAATAGGCGTCTATAAATGCCTGTGCAACTAATCTGTGTATTTTCTTTGTAGCACCTCTTTTTCTTCCATCAATTAACCTAATACGATTATATCCTTTATGGTCAATAGATGGTTTTTTAAAGTTTCCAGTTCTGGTATTGAACACTTTACCACACCTCCCTATTAGATAATGCTGAAACTCTGGTATTGGTTTAAAATGATTATCAGGATAGCGAGACATCAACTCCATGCAGTCCTCGTTGGTTACTTCTATCTTATCTGTTATTTTCATATAACCCTAGTTTGTATCATTGCATCTGAACGCTCGATGTTCAATTCTGTTAGCATCCTATCAACTTTCTTGCGCTCCTTGCTCAACTCCTTAATCTCTTTTAATAACGTAGAAGATAAAGCACTTTTAACGCCGCTTTCAATTATTCCTATGTCGTTAAATTTATCAATCCTATTGACTATTTCAGCCGTTAGATTGTCTCGGTATTCTTCAAAGATTTGCTTGGTGTCTAGTAGTGGTATTCCTTTCATAACTCCTTTAGTTTTTGCTTAAAGTATTCTTTTGTTTCTTCCAGTTGTTCAAGTGTGTACTTGTATAGTCGTGTCTTTTTGCTTTGCTCTTCTAATTCCATGACCGCCTTTTCACCTATCTTTTTTATCAATCCCTCACGATAGTTCAATTCATTACCTCCTAAGAACCTATTGCATTTGCGGCACTGTTTATGGATATTAATTTCATTGAATATAACACCGCTATAAAGTTCAGCTTTCAAAAAATGCCCTCCATCCCAAATATCGCTAGTCATTGTTCCGCAGCTTATACATGGTTCGTCTTTATCCCGTTTCCTGCAATACTCTTGCGCTACTTTTTTTACTTCGTTTACCCTTTGGGTGTAGGTTTTATTTTTCTCTTTAAACTCCCTTTTCTTTTTAGCCCAGTCCTTTTTCTCTTTAGCCTCTTTCTTTTTTCTTTGCTCATAAGAGTAGTCAATAGAACACTCAAAGCTACAAACGAATTGAAGTGGTCGCTTAGGAACAAACTTCTCTTTGCATTGCTTACACTTCTTTGGTTTCATTAATCTAGTTTCTTCTACTGTTCTACATTCTTACGTAATATGCTTATGTCTTAAATTCCCCTATACCATAAAGGTATCTCTAATTGAAGTATTCCAAACTTGTTGTCCGCTTGCTCACCATAGCTGCTTAAACCGCTTAAATCATAATCTTTTAGTTCAGACAATTCTTTTAAGCCTTTAGCGCACCTATCCAGATAAAATCTATACGTGTCCATGAAGAACTTAATATCCTCTTGTTGAAACTCATAAAGAGCAACATTATAAGGTGGTGTTTTCTCGACTGCTAACCAAAAATAACTATCTACGGTATCCATTAAACCCGTCTGAATAGCCCCGTCAATTTGCATACACGCTTGCAATGGATAATCTAAGTTTGCCGCATCTCTTGCAAATCCATGTGGAGAAGCATCTTTGCAAGTTTTAATGTCAACAACTACATTTTTCTTTGCCTTACAAACATCAGGTCTAGTTTTTAATTTTAAGCCCGTTTCTAAGTCCTCCCAGACTAAACTGACTTGATATTCCGTTCCTTTTAGAAGTTGGCTTATAACCTCGTTATTAGTGCAAGACTTAACCATTTGTTGTAAAGCCCAATCACTTTCAGTATCCCCAACATCATTAATTAAATACTTGCTATCATTTTCCGCTTCAAACTTTGCTTTAAGTTCCTTGTATCCTTTTGAAGCTTTAGGACTTACTAAATCAGGGTTCAGTTCTAAGGCTTTCCGTTCCCATTCTTCACTAGCTAATACTGCTACTTCTTTATCAAAGAAATTAGTACCATTAACCGCATCCATTACCGCAATCTCAAAAGCGTTTCCGAAATCAAAATGACTTCCTCCTTTACTTCCATGAAGAACATAATAAATGAAATCCCTTGTACTATTCTTAGCTTTTTTCAATCCTGTTGAAGACAAAATAGTCCTATCCTCGTGATACTTTTCAATATCAATATCCTTGTGTATTCCTAGTTTCATGATAAAGCCTCCTCATATTTCTTTAACTTCTCCGCAGTTTCTACATTAACCTCGTTAAAATCTTCTGCATTATAAACATCAGCCGCTATTCCTATTTCAGCCGCACACTTTTTAAGGGCATCCGTTGCAGCAGCTTTCATGTCATTGCCTATTGATAAAGGTATTCTGTTCCCTTCTTTATCGGGTTCACGCTTATACATGACATCCTTATTACCAAACTGCATCTTTACTATCTCACGACCATTAGTCCTACAAGTTAGCCGACCTTTTACAATAACCTCACCATGCAAAACCTTTTCATCTACTACCTCAAAATCCCAATCCCAACCAAACATTAAGTTTAAACACTTTTTCACATATCCGCCAGTTACATAAGTCCAAGTACCCCCACCTTTTGCGGGTCGCTGTTTCCTATATTTTGCAGGTGTCCTTTTTAGAATATGTTCTAATTGATACTCATTAAGGCTATTATCTTTTACAAATGATAACTCCTCTTTTTTCACTAATGCTATTTCTTCTTTCATCTTTCTTTTCTCTTTTAGGTTAAAATGGTAACGAACTATCATCATCACTTACAGTAGTCTTTGCAGCCGCTTCCATGTGAGGCTGTTTTAACCTTTCGCCTTCTCCATTTGTAGGCTTCCAAGTATCTATCTCTAAATAATGTGTAGGCTTTCCCTCGACCTTATTTTTCTTTTCCTTGATAACGGCATTTACCCAGCCATTGTCTAAACAGGATTTTAAGGTTTCTAAATCACTAGCTGAAAAACTAACCTTTGTTAATTCTCCGAATTGTGTTGTGATAACTCTTGCGTTTCCGCAGTACTTTTTTTCGCTCATTTTATTGTTTGTTTAGTTATTAAAGATAGTTAAATTATTAGTATTTACCGCTGTTTAGATGTCCTTTGTAGATTATAATATAGCCTTGACCTTTTACGGCAAACATATCTCCATCTTTAATATCACAACCTAAATATATTACCTCATCATCTTGGTCAGGGTTATCCGATGTTTTTTCCCAACCTCTACTTTCATCTAAGTAATGCGTAAACTCAACTGGTTTTACTTTCTTTTCTTCTTCATTAATTCTTATTACTTCTTTCATTTTACTTGGTTTTAAATTATTCTTTTAGGTGGGTTATGACTGCAATCATAAACACATGGTTCAGTTAATTCAATGTCATTCATGTTATTACCCCAACAATCACTAAAATAATTAGATACTTCATTAGTAGTCATTTTTTTACCATTAAAGGCAGTATTTAATAACTCGGCTACTTGCTTTTTACTTGTTGCACCAACTGAAACTTTTATTTTACCGTTAAACATTCCATTATACTTTTTAAGCTTTCTCATTTTATTTCTTTTCTAAGATTAATATTCTTGGTATTCCTTCTGTGTCCTCGATGTTCTTTTCTTCGATTTTTACGCAATCTGGACAAAGATTACTATCCACTTCTTTACAATACATAATATCTCCATCCATTCCGCATTCATCGCAAGTAGATATTTCTTCAACCCTATCGTAATAAGGACTACTTGGATGGTCGCCTAAGTCTCCGTCTATCATTCCGTTTCCTGTCATATCACCTCCTCCGAATTTTTAACTAACTCACCTAATATATCAGCCGTTTCGTTGGTTAAGTCTTGACGCCCTTTTAAATAAGCTAATCTCATTAAACCCTTAACCCTATCCATTGTCGCCTCTGTATCACTTTGCAAAATATCGCTTATTAGATTTGATAATTCAGCATCGGTTAGTAACTCAACTATCATTCTTGCTTGTTTTGTTTCTAGTCTCATTTCTCTATGGATTTGATTAGTTGTTCTGATTTTCTATACAATTCAAGGCTTATAAATTCTCGATGCGTATAAGCTTTTATTTCTCCAATATCTTCAACAAGTTCCTTTAAACACTCCAAAAGTTCATCCCTTTGCCTCAATAGTTCAGGGGATTGGGCTATTAGTTGAGCGTTGGCTTCTTTATCTTTAGAATATTTCAATTCACAAATTATAGCCCCATTATTTCCGCCATCTTCATCAATCCATTTAGACTTCACAAAGCCGTTGTCTTGAGCAAACCATTCTCCTCGTGTGTGTTTCATTTCTTCTTTAGTTGTTTTAATTGTTCTCTATATTCCTTACGGATGTAATAAATAGCATCTTTCCTTGATGCAGCACAACCCTGATGATAAGGTTTTTCAATACATCCATCTACACCTAAACTTGCATCATAACAAGTCCACCACCATTGATAAGGCGCAGTCATTTCAAACGTACCTATAATGACGTACTCATGATTAATAAACCTCTCAATTATTTGGATTGCACCGATATTACTGGTTCTCATAACTTTCAGGTATTGCGTATTTTGGTAAATTACTTTTCACTTCATCCCAGTTTGTAATGCTTAACTTAGCATTCCAACCACCATCTGAACCCTCAAATCTTGCATTCTTAAAGTACTTTTCAACAAACGGTTTAAAATTATTTTTTGTGAATAAATTTCTTGTGTGAGTATAAGTTAGTATTGTTCTCATTTCTTCTTTAGTTTTTTAGTGTAACTTTTAATCGCTTCTCTAAGACAGTACTGTATCGTTTCGCCTGTCTTTAACTTATGGTCTAGCCAGACTTTCATTTCGTCTGGTTCTAGCCATGTTGATTGTGGGTAAGTGCTTTTTTTTGCCATATCTTTTTTTATTTATTCTTCTACAATTCCGTTGCCGTCATCTAAAATATCAATAACTTCTTCCATTGATTGGCACTCGTAAATATCCCAGTTAGAAAAATCATCATCTTCTATTATATCAACAACCTTTTGCTTTGTTAATTTTTCAGACCTATCCTTTTTTTCAATATTGTTTCGCTCAATTAAAAATGAGCCTTCTTCTTTTTCATAACTTTCGTTAAATCCTTCAATAACTCTAGCCAACCAAAACGTATGCACATCTGGGCATATAAAGAACCTTATA